AGTTGCGCTTCCACCTGATATCGCTTGATTCCCTGTGCCAATGTCACCAACCGCAGCCCCGCTATGCTTCCATGTTATGTAGTTGCCAGAGGTGTTTTCAAAGGTCATACACAATGCATTTCCGCTGCCAATGGCAATAGAGTTTGTGATTGTGGATGATGAAAACGTAGGGGTGTCAAGTCCAAGAGCCGACCGTAGTTGAGCAGGCGTAGAAGGTCTAACATAGTTATCAGTAGCCGTATCAACTTGGGTCATGATGTAACCGATACTAGCATTTGTAGTATCGTACTCTGAGCGCAACAACCTGACGTTTATGTCTCCACTAGAATTTCTCTTTACGACAGTATTTGCTGTACTAGCAGTTGTGCCTCCACTATTTGTAATATAAGAGTTTCCGTTGGTAAGCTGATTATTGTTGGTAATGTAGTTGGCGTTTGTTGCACCTGTGTATCCTAAATTTGCTAGTGTTAGAGTTCTTGTTGCTACACTTGCGTTTGCATCTGTAACAAGTCCTGATGTGTTTGTTGTGATATTAAAATCTAAATCAGAAATAACTGTTGCACCTGTTAATGCTCCAGTATCAATATTAATATCGTCACCTGCTAAGTTAGTAGGCAGTACATAGTTATTAGCGTTTGCAGCTATACCATTCAGCTTGGTATGATCCGCACTGGTAAAGTTAATCTCTGTAAGACCACCATCACCAACCGAGTAAGTAGTGTCAGTGGTACTGTACCCAGCACTCGCATGATTGCCCCAGCCATAGGCTGTATCCCAGTTAGATACATTGGCATCAGAAGCGCCAGTGATCGTTCCGCCAATAAAGTTACCGGAACCATTAATACCTTTAGCAGTGCTATCAACAAAGAAACCGCCGTCAGCTCTTATATATCTTGGCGTGTAAATGTTTTTTGCGGTAACTTGGTTTATGCGTAGCCAAGTAGTGTCTTGACAGCCGATCTCACCCATAGGGGTTGTGCCGTTGTAAAACTGTATATGGTCAGAGATATTGTTATCGGCTTTATAAATGCGTATTTCTGCATCGTTTTGAGTACCAGAGCCAATGTCTAGCCGAGCGTTTAATTGCAGCTCGCCAGTCATTGTTCCGCCAGACAGATTCAGCTTAGCGTTAGTGTCGGTGAGACTAAAGGTAGTTCCAGACAGAGAGATGCCCGTGCCAGCAGAGTACGTAGTATTGGTATCGGTGTAGCTTGTTAAATACCCAGCACTCGCATGATTGCCCCAGCCGTAAGCGGTGTCCCAGTTAAGGTCTTTGCGAGTTCCTGCGCCTGTTCCTGTTGCTGGCTTAAGGTAGATACCCTCGCCATACATCAGCTTTCCGTCAGCTAATATCGTAGTCGAAGCTTCTGAAGAGCCGAATATAAACGCATTTCCTGAACCGTAAGATGCGGTGTCACTATGGAAATAAGTAAGATAGCCAAATTGTGGCGTAGCAGATATCTGGTCGCTAAACCTAATTTCAGCTCCTTGACCATTTGATGCAGTGCGTATTGTTAGCGCATTAGAGTTTGAGGTAAAAGTGGCTGTAGTCCCAGATAGAGCGCCCGTCAACGTACCGCCAGACAGATTCAGCTTAGCGTTAGTGTCCGTCAGGCTAAACGTGGTTCCAGACAAGGAGATGCCAGTGCCGGCAGAGTAAGTAGTATTGGTATCGGTGTAGCTTGTTAGATAGCCAGCACTCGCATGATTGCCCCAGCCGTAAGCTGTGTCCCAGTTGCTAATCTTTGTATTGTCTTGAGTCCACTTTGTACCAATGCTATTCGACACCGTAGTAGCAAAGTTAGGGTCATCGCCTAACGCAGCAGCAAGCTCGTTGAGCGTGTCTAACGTAGCAGGAGACGAATCGACGAGGTTGCTGATCGCTGTGCCAACATAGGACTGAGTGGCGTAGCTCTGTGAAGCGTGATTACCCCAGCCGTAAGCGGTGTTCCAGTTAGACGAGTTGTCTGCGAACGGAAGCGTGTATACGGTGTCAGTGCTAGTGATTGTGAAGTTAGGGTAAGTGCCAGATATGCTTGTAGCACCGGCACCAGTCAGAGCAACAGTCTGGTCTGGGGCAGTGTTAGATATTACGCCGCCAGATAGCCCAATGCCAGTACCCGCGCTAATCTCGCCTCGAACGGCTGTAGTAAAGTCAGCAGATACTGCTTGGTTACTAGCGTTTCCTAGAAAGAAGTTACCATCGTTTAGGTTTGGGGTGGCGTTAGTACGCCCTGCGCCCATCACCTTTATAGAGCCTGTGGATGCGTGAGATCGCGTAACCTTACCAATCTTCTGAATCTGTGACGCTTCGCCCGTAGGAGCTGTCGCAGTTAGGGTGCCAGTGTCGCTAATGTAAAGCTCATCGCCCTCACTAAATGACGATGTATCCATACCCTGCAAGGTTCCGAACGTAACTACTGAGCAGTCGGCATTTAGAGATACAGTATCATTGACGATACCAAAGCACGGCATCTTGTTAGCATCATTTGCATCAGCTTTGCTAACTACTGTTTTGTTACCGCTAATCCCAGATATGTAGACAGGATCACCTTTGGTCAACGCCTCGCCCGCGCTACCCTTAAATAAGATAGCACCAGTAAGATTACCCTCAAACAATGGCGCTTCTACGTTACCCGTAAATACCGCGCCAGCTAAAGGAGCGTATAAAGACAAATCTATAGCTGTAAGGTCTGGTGGAGTGTATGTGAACACGCCGGAGTTATAGGCTAAAGCAGCCGTTCCGACCGCCGTAGTAACAACACTTAAATCGCCTGACTCTAACTTATCGGTATTAAGATTAGTAAAGTTAGCATCAACTTCATTATTAGTTAGGGGCGAGCCTTTGCCCGACCTTGTAGTAATCGTAGACATTAGTAGCCCCTGCTAATTAAGATGCGCTAAGAGTTATGACCCAAGTAATAGCCATTGTATCGTTAGCGCCTTTGTTAACTACTGGGAAAGTAGTTCTGCAAAGCATAGTTCCAGAAGTAGCGGCGTTGAAGATACCCGCCTCTGTTACAGCGCCTGTACCTTCACCAGCCTCGAAAGACGATACGAAAGTAACAGTGTTCGCGCTAGCTACAGTGCTATCAAGTGGTTCCCGTGTGCCTAGCGCGGAACCTAGCCCAGTGTCCGAAGCCTGTGGAGCAGTGGTACTAGAACCAACTGCCATGTGACTCATAACAGTCGCAGTGGCGTTAGCCATACGTGAACATATAAAAGTAAGGCCCGCTGACACGATGAGGTTCTTTTCCTCACGTCGCTCTTTTACTTTGCCGTCTTTATCTAGCACAGTGATTACAAGATCACCTTTCAACTTTACTGACTCGTTAATCATATTACACCTCAAAAAATTCTGCTAAAGCCGACGTAGTCTTCCGCGAAATAGAAAAGATTATCTACATAATCCTGCCCATATAGTAAACCGGCGTCGGCCGCTGTAGCCAGCTCACTCTTGTTGATACCCGCCAATTTTACATCAGAATCAGAAGTATATCCATTGTCTGATACATCAGTAGCAAATAATACACTCGCTGTGTCACCTGCGTTAGCTACGTCTTGCTTGGACAGTGAAGCCCCAAACGTCAACTGCTCGCTCTGTAGTACTAGCTCGCTAAGGACTTTGCCATTATATAGGTCAGATAGGTCGCTAGTAACCGCCGTATCGAGTAGGTTTCTATAGTACCCCCACTGCGCTGTGAACGAGTCTGACACGTTCCCTAGGTCTACAGTGACCTTAGTGAAAGTCATTATCTGATCGTCGTCCAGTACCGCTTCCCCATCGAAGTCATCAGTAACTGTTAGCGAGTCATACAAGTTAGTAGCGACGTCAAACGTAACTGTATGCGCCTGAGCCACGACCTCACTTAATACCTTAGTAGGAACTATTGTAAGTATGTCGTTAGCCGCGCTAAACGCGGCGAAGTCCGCGTGGTCTCGCGTGTAGGCAGTTTGGAACTCTATGCTTTCTACGGCGGTAGCCGCCGAAGACTGCGCCGTGCCTAAACCAAAGAACTCTAAGTCAGTAGCTCCGCCCGCTTCGCTAAACGCTCTATCGAAATCCACCTGCCTGTCTAGAGAATCAGAGACATCCGAGGGGCTAATAAAGCCCTTAGCGGGGCTAACACTGATAAGTTCCGCCGCGTAACCTAAATCTTGTAAGTCCTTGTTCGTGTCTATCTGGGCGATACTATCATCACCCACCGCAGTATCTACTAGCGATCTTTTTATAGCTAAGTTATGCGCATCGACTAGTAGGGCGCTATCCGCTACTCCTTTGTTGACCAGTAGCGAAGTAAAATCCGCCGCGAACATGGCGTCAACAGCGTCATGCCTAAGTAAGAAAATACCTAGCTCAATGACTGTAGGGGTAATGTTAGTGTAGGACACCACAAACGAAGCGGCTAAACTACTGACGTCAAACGTAGCTGTGGTACTAGCTAGTTCATACGTAGCTTTTACATAGGAAACGTCATACGTAGCGTCAGTAATGGAAACGTCGAAAGACGCATCAGTGTTACTAACATCGAAGGAGGGGCGTACAGTTTTAAGATCAGCGTCCACTAGGTGCCACCGCCCTAGTCGAAGTCGTTACGTACTTTGAACTTAACTAAGTCATAGACAGTCTGTATGCCACCAGTAGAGAAGGTTATCTCAAGCTCACCCTCGTAAAGCCCGCTTTCGTCGAAAGAGTTACCAGTGAACGGGATTAAAACCGCGCCGCCTTCTGGGTCAGAAACAACCCCAGTTATAGTGGATACTAGCTCAGTGCTACCAATAAGCCGTACGCGTAGACGTACAGTAGCGCCGGTCAGGTCTATGTAAGCCCATGTATCTGAGTTGTTGGCGTCGTAGGTGACTCCGTCGGGACTAGCGCTAGAGTCTTTTAGGACAAAGCGCAGGTCAGGAAGAGTATCGCCTGTAACTAATTTTAAGGTGTCTAAATAGGCCATTATTTACCCCTAAACAGTGGGACTAACTCCAGTTAGTCCTTTAATCTCTACGCCAAGAGCATTGCCGAAAGCGCCATAGTGAGCCGCTGCGCGCTGCGCGTTACCGGCGTACTCACTGTCTTTGGTGTATGCCCTGTAGAGGACGTAATCCATCAAGATATTGCCATAGATGTCTGGCAAGTCGATGTTACCAGTTACGTCAGTGAAGTCAGAACCATCGGCAGGCTCAGCTACGTCGGTAGGGTAAGCTGAGTAGCTAATATCTAGGATGGTGGTTACCAGCGCAGGCGGGTAAACAAAGAAAACTTTGGGGTCACGAGGGTCGTAAGTGTAGTGAACCGCGCTGATACTGCCCGCCAAGTTATACCAGTTGGGTATCTGCGAGTCTAGTACCTCACGGGGTACTAATCTTATAGACGAGTTATTGCTGCCCACTGCGGAGTTCCTAATAACGTCTAATAGCTTCGCGCCATCTGCGGGCAGAGCTTGTTTCGCGCCAGCTACACATGTCTTAGCCGCGCTCTTAATAGACGCGTCTGGGCGGTACAAAATAGTCTCGCGCTGGCCGTCGTTAAGGTAGCGCACCAGCTCAGCTACTGGCCATCTTACCGATGTAGTATCTTGTAAGGTATCTACTACACGGCGGATAATTGATTGTGCTGAAAGTGCCATAGTTTACCTCACTAATGGTCTAGGTTTTACGCGCGCGCCTCCACGGATTCTTCCGTGGTAGCTTTCTATTTTACCCTGTGAGCACTTCTTTTCTGCTAGCATTCCCATGTTCGCAGCGAGAAGGTCGTTAGTAAACGGCATGTTAGGTATCCCGGCCAACTTAGAAACAGCCCCAGCTACAATGCCCTCGCTCCAGTAGTCGAACAAGTCGTTCTCTACGGTGCTAGCTAACATTGTGGGGGCGTAAGCCGCTGTAACTACTACAGAGTAAGCGTCGTCTGGTAGTGGGTAGAAGTTGAGCACTAGCTCAGAATCCACCCTAGTCGTGTAAAACCCAGTTGGCTTGCCTGTTATAACAGTATCGTACATAGGTACATCTTCTTCAAAGATGCCGTCTACCTCTTTGCCATCTACAGTGACGCTAATAACTCTAGAGACCCTAAGTTGATTATTCGGGGTCTCTAGGTCATATCCTCTAAGGCCTTTTACGGTCTTAAACGCATCTGAGGTCTGTCGCAGCGTAAGAGAAGAATCACAGAACTTTATAGCAGAGTCTAATATAGCCTGCCGAGCTAGAGGCTCGGAGCACCCTATTACATAGGGTAATACGCGTGGAAAAAAGCTGTCTATGCTAATCATGGCTCGACCTAAGTGCTATAACGTTTGTGCAATTCTACCAATTATACCTTGGTTTTACGAGCACTTGTTACTGATTTGTCCGCCACGGGTGCTACTTTGGGCTTCTCAGCTTTTTTAGCTTCTTTGGCTATGTTTACTTCTGACTGTAGCTTCACGCCAGCTTCAGTGGGCTCCCACTCGTTCTCTACGAGTCGGGCTACAATAATTATCGCGCCGTTGTGAGTTACGCGGCCTTTATTTGCTAAAATTTCACCACCCATCTCTGAGAGGAACTTTAAAACATCCATACTTTTTCTCCGACAATAAAAAAGGGGGCCGATTGGCCCCCTTAATTGTAACACTAACTTAGGTAGCAGAGCCAATCTGAGCTACTACCATTGCTTCTGGCTTAACCACTTTGCGGCCATATACTGCCAGTCCGCGAACGATGTCGCCGAAGTCAGTCTGGTTGCGCAATGGCTCAGTCTTATCAACAGTCATAGCGAAAGATACAGCAGCCTTAGTACCAGCGATCATAGTACGACGAGCTTTTGCGTCAGTAAGAGTAGCACCACCAGCGACAGGTGAAAGGCCAGCAACCAAAGCCTTACCAGCAGCGCCTTTAGGCAGCAGGTTAGAAACGTATACGTTGAAACGATCCAACATACCGATCTTACCAGTACGAACAACACTTGACTGGTCGCCAGTGAAGTAGGCCTGAGCAATATCAGACTGCATCAACAGGTGACGGTCGAATGGAGAGATGATCAAGAAACGGTCATCTTCAGGAACGTTCTGCTCGTCAAGTGCAGTAGACATACGCAGGATAGTTTTGAGGATGTTACCAGCAGTAGCTTGGTCGATAGGAGCAGTATCAGTTCCTAGGTCGTAAGCAGCTGAGATAGCACCGGCTAATGCACCTTCGTTAGCAGCAGCTGGGCCTTCGGTTACGAAAGAGTTAAAAAACACTTCGTTCTCGATAGAGATTTTCAACTGCTTGGCAGCGTCTTCAGTGAACATGTTCATTAAGTCCATGTCAGACTGATAAGCCAGTACGTCGTTTACCTGAACACCGAAGTACTTACCTTTGTTAACCTGCATGTCTTGGAAGCTCGGAGTAGGAACTTCGTAGGACAAGTTCTGGCCAACAGTGTAGTCAGAGATGCTGATAGAAGGAGCCAGACGGATACGTACGGTATCGCCTTGGTTCTTAAGCTCGCCTTCATAGTCAGTGTTAGTGACTTCAGAAAGGATGGTGTTTTGGTAAAACTTGGACAGCAGCTTGCCTGACCAAAGAGTTGGGATAAACGCACCGGAGTACGAAGGAGTAGTGTCAAACGCGCCACTACCTGTTACGGGATATACAATAGCCATGGTAGGCCTCCAAAAGATTAAGAGTTAGGTTATGCTGAAACACGACCATTCGTGAATGCAGCATCAATTTCAGCTTCAAGTTTGTTAGCTTCGTCGAACCTACCAGACCCATTCAATGTCGCGGCTTTCTTAAACATACGCTCAATTTGAGCGTTTGTATAGTTCTTGCCTGATTGCGACGTTGTAGTAGGACTAGCTGCGGTACGGCTTGGCTGAATCTGACGTTCAAGCTCTTGTGCTTGTTTTGGGTTCCCAGCGGGTGTTGGCTCTACTTGACTTGACCGGAACATGTCAACGTAGTGTGCTACACCTTCTGCGTCACCTGTGGCAAACGCTTGTTGCGCCACTGAACGGCGGGGGCCTCTTAACACTGGGTCTACTTCGTCTAACCACGCAACCCATTTAGGGTCATCGTTTAACTGATCGAAATCAGGGACTAGTCGATGCAAACGGTTCTGAAAAGAACTCTCCGCTACTTTGCTGTCAGTAGTACCGAGTAACTCACGCAACTCGTTATTCTCTGACTGCATTGCATCCAGTTTTAGCTGGAACTCAGCAGCAACTTCGCGCGCGACCTTACGCTGAACTTCAATAAGGTCTTCGCCAAAGTTTTTGACGTCATCATCTGTTACCAGTTTTTCAGCTTGCTTAGCTACTTGTTCTTTAGTTTTCAGAGATGCTTGTAGCTCTTCGAGCTGGGTGGACATATCTTTGACTTTAGAATGTAGCTGCGGAACCTCTTTATCGTACATACCCTGAAGGGTTTTGTACTTCTGCTTCCACACAGCAGCGTCTTCGTCTGGTTTTTTAGGCTGTTCTTCAAGCTCAGCAACTTCAGTTTCTGGAGTTTCTTCAACTACCGGCTGTGCTTCGGGTTCTTCTAGGGTTTCAACGACCTTTTCTACTGTATCAGTATCGGGTGCTTCGTCTGTAACCTCTGTCTCACCTTTCAGCTGCTTTTCTATTGCTTCAATCTCTTCCATCTGTTTTTGCACTTGCTTGGGTAAAGCCATAACAATCTCCTTTAAGCTCCAACTCTGTCTTTAGCTCCTATAACGGTGTGCCGCGGACGTAATGGTTTGCTAGGATTAAAAAAGCGTCTTATAGACGCGCTAACACCTCTTGCGATTTCTCAACCGCTTCGAGGAATTCTTTCAGGACACTAGCCTTGCCTTGAAGCCTATGTATCATTACCGGATCATCCGCTAAAACTAGCGAGTCTTTAACCTCGGATAGCTTAGCTTCAAAAAGCTCCAGTAAGGCGGCATTATCTGCTACTTTGCAGTGGTAAAGCGCCTGTACGTGCTTCTTCTTAGGCTTGTGCCCTATAAACATACTCATTATATACTACTCCCTGATATGTCCGTCAAGCCCCGTTAGGTCTTGGAGACATAGTGTTTCCTTCTCTGCCGCCTACTTGCGAGCCATCTGGGAGCATATTCTTAGGTTGCATAGCTGGCCCTTGCTGCTGGCCTTGCTGCGCGGCCCCAGTAAGCATAGCCAACTGCTCTTGTAGCTGCGCGATAATCTGCGACTGCTGCTGTAGCTGGCTGGCTTTCTCACGATCAGGAACGATCCTGTCAGGGTTGGTATTAAGGTTGAGCGCCGCGTCACGTAGAAGTTCCGCTGCCCCATCCATACCCACAATCTGTTGCGCCATCGGGCTGTTAAGCACTAACTGCAAGAACTCGTTCTTGCGGATAGCTTCAGCTTCTTTA